CGGAAGCGGTTGATGTAAACGTCTGGCACAGCGCCGAGGTCTGCGATGATGTCGGCACTGCCATAGCCGGCACCGTAGACGCGGACGGCGAGTACGCTCGTGTCGCCATCGGCGATCTTCGACGCATCCCAGAACGTCACGTCGCCGGTGTAAGACCATGTCGCCGCAGCACCCAATGCCGGCACCGGCGCATAGTCGAACGGCCCTTCCCACCATGCCGCCGGCTTCGAAAGATCCGCCCGCGCGATGAGCTCGACGTCCGCCGGCTGGCTGACCCGGTCACCAGCCTTCGGCAGCACGTCGAGGATGTACCGCCATTGCTGATCGCCGCAGAGGACGAAGCTGTCGTCCCCGCCGCCGGAGCCAGGGACGATGCCCGCGTTATGCGCGTCGAACACGTCGAGCGAGTCGATGAGGTGCGCCGAACGACCGTCGCTCGTGGAGACGAGGAGCCGTTGAACGCCGCCGACGGCTTCGAGGTAAATCCCGGCCGCATCTGGCTGGCCCAGCCGGCTGAGCACGATCCCCGGCGCCGAGCCATCGTCCGTCTGGATCTCGAACGGCAGACTGGCCGGGCCCACGCCCGCGATGTTCGACTGACTCCGCCCGCGGAGGAGTACGTGCCCCTGATTCGCTGGGTCCATCCAAACGCCGATGACCGTTGGGCCGAGGTCGTTGTAGATGTGGTGGCGGTCGAACATCAGCGTCCTGACATCGGCAGACAAGGGATGGGCGGCTTCTCTGGCTGCGGGTTGAACCGCGCCGAGACCACCTCGTCTTTGAAGTTCATGAAAGTGACCGTGTAGTTCGCTTCATCGAAGGAAACAACGCGCCCCGCGATCCGATTACCGTCAGCATCGAAGACGACGACGAAGACCCCAACTGGGACATCCTTCATCGCCTCCCATGGCTCGCCGATGAGGGGGCGGTCGCTCATGCGGCGCCCTCCTCGTCGGCTTCCTCTGTGCCTTCGAATTCCTCGACTTCTGCCTTCGTCGCGGGGCGGAAGCTGCGCGTGCAGTTCGGGTGCCCAGTGAGAATCTCTGCCGCCTCGTCGATTGAGAAAATTTCGCCGTCAACGTCTTCGCAGATCGCCTCGCCGCACGTCGCTTCGTCTGAGCAGACGACGTATTCGTTCCCGGCCTCGCGGAAGGCGGCAAGGCGCCCGCCGTTTTGCGCCATCGCCATTTCTGTGCGCGCGATCATCTCGGCCCGCCACGGTTCGAACTCACCGGAGCCGTCGAGGTAGCGCTTGAACTCTGAGACCGACCAGCCCTCGGAGATCGCCTGTTGCAAGAGTTCGTTGATCTCTGTGCGGGTCGTCTCTTCGATCGACCAGAACGCGGAGGGATGGTCTACAAGGTTCCCGGCCGCGTCGCGCTGCCGCCCGACCATCTCGGCACCGCGCTCGCGGGCGTACTCGATGGCGGCCGGATCGGCGAAATCGTAGTCGATGCCAAGCTCGTAGTCGTCGACCGCGGCTTCGGCGCCGGCGCGGAACTGCGCCCGGATGATCGGCGTGACCTGCTGAGCGAAGTCCCGCGACGGGCCATCGGGCGGGGTCCAGAGGTCGTCGGCCTTGAGCAGTCTCATGCCGTCAACTTCTCGCGCGCCACGCGCATGACGTCCGCCTTCTGCCGCTTGAAGTAGCGGTCGGCGGCATGGATGAGGCGCTGTTCGAGCTGGGGGTCAGGGCGGCGAGTGCGGGGGGCCTTTTCGAGAATCGCTTCAGCCCGCTCGAAGACCAGCTTCGCCTCGGCGTCTGTTGCGGCCGCTATCAGCTCGTCGTGGATGGCCGCCGCAAGGGCCCCCGGGATTGCTGGCGCCTCGAACGGTTCCGCCTGCTTACCCTTCTCGACCCTCTTCAGCGCGAACCGCCGCCACTGTGCGAGCTGCTCGTGCGCGGCCTTCTGAGCGGCTGCGGGAGGCGGTGGCGGGCCCTTCGGCTTGGCAGCGGCAGGAGACGCACCGGGCACGCCCGGCTTCGGAGCGCCCGGAGGAGGCGGAACACCGGGAGCAGCCATGATGACGGGAGGCTTCGGCTTGTCCTCCTCCGCCATCGGCTCCATGCCCTCCTTTGCCCGTGCCTCGTCCACCGTGACGATGCCGGCGTTCACCATCGTTGCGATGGCTTGCGCCTTCTTGAGCGTGTCGCCGTGCTCTTCTTGGATGAAGACGAAGCCGACGTCATCTGTCCCGAAGTCGGCGCTGATCCAGTCATTGATCGTGTCTTCGATGAAGCGTTCGAGCGGACGCTGCCCTGAGTCTGAGGACTCGTCCCCGGTCTCTTCGGCCGTTGCCCGATTGACCTGTGAGATGAACAGCGACTTCGGCGTAGCGAAGTGCGCCATGATCGCCGTGACGATCTCTTCGGACTCTTCCTTCGAGAACTGGAAAGGTACAATCGCCTTCAGGTTTGCCCCGTGCGGCAAGACCCGCACTTTCCGCTGTTGCTTCAGGTCGCCCGAGAACAGCGAGTCCATGTAGGTCTGGAGCTTCGACACCTGGACTTCGTTCGAGCCCTCGGGCGCTTCCAGCGTCGCCGTCGGCACGTTGCCCTCGGTGTAGTAGAAAAGGTGCGAGAGCTGCTTGCGTACTGCCGTGTCGATGAGCGGCGCGATCTCCTCGAGCGGCGATGTGCCGTAGACCGAGTCGACGCGCGGGTTGTTGATGCAGTAGCGAAGGTGTCCCGGCTTCGGCGCGTCGATCGTCGAGTCTTCGGAGAACAGCGGGTAGTACGTCGCCGGGTAGCCCCAGATGATCTGCTGGAAGCCGGTTAGACCCGCGAACTCGTCAATGAGCGGCTTGATCGTCTCGCCGTTGACCTGCACGTAGGCGTAGGGCTTGCCGTCCTTGCGCGGCCACATGAAGAACGTCGAGGCATCTGTGACGAAGACCTCCTCAACGAACTGCTTGATCCACTGGTGCCACATGACGCCATCGCGCGGGTTCGGACGGTGGAAGAACTCGGTGATGACCTCGATCTCGTCGGCGAATTTCTTCGCCAGCTTCGGGCTCTTGCCATCCTCGCGCGCCTGGATCGCCCACTTCTTCCCGGCGATCTTCTCCTTGCGGTACTTGATCGCCACGCGCACCTGCCAGCACAGATCCGCGAGCGCCCGCAGCGCCTTGAAGCTCTTGATGCCGACTGTCTCGCCGCGGGGGGCCGGGATGAGGTTCCACCCGGGCGTGTACTGGTACTCGCGCGGCCGGCGGTCAGGCTCAGGCCAGCGCGTAGGGAGCGGCTCGAGTGGGCCCGGATCGAACGGCGATTTGAAGGCGTTCGGCGGGAGCGGCTTGCCGTCCGGGCCGAAGAGCACAGGCGGTTGACCCGAGACCATCGCGATCTCGCCAGGAGAGAAGGCGCGCTGGGAGACGATGTCAGCCATTCGCCGCCGCCTGCTTCTCCGCGATGAGCTTGTCGGCAAGGGCCACCCAGCCGGCCCCGCTGTAGCCGACGCCGGCGATCTGCGACCACGCAAACGCCCGCGCCATGACGATGTCGTCGTGAAGCCCCGACGGCGCGCCGTAACGGAAGATCCCGGTAGCCAGCCGGATCATCCCGAACGCCTGCATTTCGAGAACGGCGACGTTCTCTGAGTCGGTGAGCAGATGGGCGGCCTTCTGCTCAAGGGCGAGGGCTAGGCTCTCTATCGCCGCGCCCTTCGTCGACTGCGTCGTCGTGAACCGGATGATCGGTAGGCCGGCTGCCTCGAGATCCTCGACAATCGGCTCACCCATGCTGTTCGTCTCGACGATGACCGCTGAGCAGCCGAACCGCTTCGCCGCTTCGATAATGCGCGGCTTCTGGAGCGAGTAATTGATCCCACTGAAGCGATCGAGGTACACCTCGCGGTGCGCGTCGGCGTCCCAGACCGAGACGACAGTGAAGTCGTACATCTTTGCAAGGTCGACGCCCATAATGTAGTCACGCTTCGGCTCTGGCATCTCGAGCTGCGTGCTGTCCGAGCATTCGACAACATTCCGGAATACTGAGCCGGCGTCGTCGAGAACTTCGGCGCCGTACTCCTGACGGAACAGGATGTCGGGATACTTGCGCCGCGCGTCTTCGATTTCGCTCGGCAGGATGAACGGGTTCGTTGACGTGGGCATCTGCCAGGACTGCCAGCCGGGCTCGCCCTGCTGTTCATATGTCCAGATCTGCCAAGCCCAATTCTTGCCCTTCGGGACGCCGGTGAACAGCGCCCAGCCGAGCGTGTCGGAGAGCGACGGGCGGAGATGCTCCCACCACACGCGCTCTTGCATCATCGTGAACTCGTCGATGATGAGCCCGCGCACGCCTTCGCCCGAGAGCGCCTCGGGATGTTCGGCCGTGCGTAGCCATATCTCAGAACCGTTCGGCAGCCGGATCTCGCCCTTCGTTTCGTTGATCTCGCACCAGCCGTGACAGTGGCGCTTGAGCATCCGCCATGCCCGCTTCATCGACGCCGCAGTCCAGCTCAGGCCAACCCACCAGTAGATCCCCGGCTCGATGATGGCGCCGGGTCGCCTTGAGTTGCCGAGCAGGATCGCCTCAACGTCAGCGTCAGTCTTGCCCCAGCGCCGGCCGCAGAACGCAACCCGAAAGCGTGCCGGCGAATCGAGAATGGTCTTCTGTGCGGGGTGCGGTGCATTCAGCTTGATGACGACGTCAGCTTGCGGCACTGCGTTCGTCCTCAACCAGCTCCGGGAGCGGGATGCTGCGGTGCTCGACGAGAATTCGCATCGCGTTTGCATCGCCTTCAATCTGGACGCGCTGCTTGACGGCACCGTAAAGCCGATTGAGCAGAATGTCGGCAGCACGGTGCGAAACCATCGGCTTGCACGCCGACGCGAAGAAGTTGCAGGCCATGATGACGAGCGCCGAGGCGTGGAAGCGCGTCAGCCGTTCATACTCGCGGATCAGGTCTTCCTTCGAGACCTCGTAGAGCCCTTCGCGGTTCTTCTTGACCCGGCATCGCGCGACGGCCGAGAGAACGTCCTCGAAAGCCTGGGGATCGCGCGCCTTGATTTCAGAAATGGCGTCCGGGGCACCCTCGATGACGGCGTGTAGTGCCGGTGCCCCAGAGGAGGCGCGCTGCGTCTCGTGAATGGCACCTTGAGGGCGTGTTGGAGGATGCTCGTCCGCCATCACCTGCGAATCTGGAACCGTTCAGCGGGTGAACGCAAGACTTGAGCGCCGAATTGGCACTACCGCTAGCGGGAGATTTTGCGCTGTGATGGCCCTAAAACGCCCGATCGCAGCCCAGCCCTACCCTACCCCTTCGGCAACGGCGGATAGCGCCCCCTGATGCTCCCACGGCCCTCAAATAGCCGCATCAGGACCGTCTCGATCGTCCGAATCCGGCTGTGGCAGACCCGGCACTCCCGAAGCCGAACGATCCCCTCGGCGGCGTGGCTCGTCTCGAGGACCTTCAGCTCGATCGTCCCGCAGCTTTGGCAGCTCATGCCGATGGTGACCGTTTCGGCGGTCGAGTCGCAGAGCGGGCAGCGGGGCATCAGAGGGTCCTCCCAGTAGTTCCCAGAATCTCCGGAACTACTCGAAGCCAAAAAAGGGCACGCACCGGATTGCCGATTCCCAGTGGTTCCCTCCTACGGAGGGAAACCAACTTCTGGGAACCGGACAACCGGTCAATCCAGCGGTTCCCGGGAACTTCTGGGGAACGACTGGGAACTTCTGGGAACCGGTCAAACCCCAATAAAACCGCATTTTTACCTTTTCTCGCGGCCACGGGAACCACTGGGAGCTTCTGGGAACTTCTGGGAACTTCTGGGAACTTCTGCTTTTGGTTATCTCTAACTGTTTTGCGTGCAATACTTGAGCGGTTCCCACAACTCATTTCACGACCTCCCAGAACGTTGCGTT